GTAACGAAAGCCCTATACAGGCAAAGGAGTATAACATGGCTACACATTTTAAAGGCCCAGTACTATTCTCAAATGCATCTGCATTTGAAAACTTAAAAATGTCTATGTGGCCCGATCAATTCACCTATATGGATGATTTTGAACAGGGTGCGTTAGACACAACACACAATTGGACTATCGTAAAAGATACAGGTGCATCAGCAGCAATTGCAGCAGATGGCACAGGTGGTGAAGTAAATTTAACTTCAGCAGCTACTACTGATAACGATGGTGCATCAATTCAAGCTAAACAAGAATCATTTGCTTTACCAACTACTGCAGGTGATAAACTTTATTTTGAAACTAGAGCAAAAATATCAGATGCTACACAAACTGATTTCTTAATTGGTTTTACAGAAGCATTTACTACAAATCCAGAAAGCGCTTTGTTATCACAAAACGTTATTGGTTTTGTAAAAGTTGATGGCACTGCCATTGTAAAAGGAACTACTGAATCTGGTGGAACTCAAACTTTAGTAGAGTTTGCTGATACCACAAAATCAACAATGGAAAATGACACTTATGTAACTTTAGGTCTTGTTGCTACAAAAGGAACAAGCTTAAACAAAGTTCAATTTTACATAAACAGAAATTTGGTTGGTTCATCTACCACAAACATTCCAACAGCTAACATGAAAGTGATGGCTATGAGTGTTTCTGGTGATACTACTGGCACTAAAGTCACTACAATTGACTACATTATGGCTGCGCAAAACAGAAACGTAAGCTATAGTTAAACAAATATAACCGTGGGTGGGGAGTAATGGCCCCACCCTTGTAAAAGGGGAATTAATAAAATGGTAGATACCGTAACAACAAGAACATTATTCGACGGAGAAAGAAAACTTATTACAAGTTATATAAACGTCTCTGACGGAACAGGTGGAACAACGAAAATAGTAGATGTTTCAACTTTAAATACTAACAATAAAGGACAGACTTGCACAACAGTTACACTAAGTAAAGTTTGGTTTAACGTTTCAGCAGGAGTAACTGCTCCCGTGCAACTTCAATGGGATTTAACATCAGGAACTCAAACACCTTTATTATCTTTAAATTATGATGATACATATGATTTTAGCACTATAGGAGGCATTGGTAATCCAAAAGAAACAAACTATTCAGGTGATATTGATGTAGTTGTTCCAGGCGCAGCTAGTAGTGGTGAAACATACACTTTACTTTGCGAATGGGTTAAAAACTACTAGGAGGTTAGATGGCTTATTCAGGCACTACAACATTTAATCTTCAAATTGAAGAAATTATCGAAGAAGCATATGAAAGATGTGGACTTGAAGTTCTTGGAGGTTATGATTTAAAAACAGCAAAAAGATCTTTAAACTTAATGTTTGCTGATTGGGCAACACGTGGTTTAAATTTATGGACTATTGCTTATGAAACGCAAACTTTGACTGCTGGTTTAAATTACTATAACGTTCCACAAAATGTTGTAGATATATTAGATGCAACGATAACAACTACAGGTGCTTCAGATGGAGCTTCAGCTGATTTATCTGGAGATAGTTCTACAACAGATGTGGCAATGACTAAAATTTCTACAACTGATTACATGGACCTTTCTCGTAAAGAACAATCTGCCTCTGGTGATGGAAGACCAGTTCAATTTGCTTTAATTCAAGGAACAGTAAAAACAGGGGCCGGTACTAATTATGGTAGACCTGAACATCCTATGGCTTTATTTATGTATCCAAGCCCTAGTTCTGACTTTATATTTAAATATTTTTATATTGGAAGAATACAAGATGCTGGTTCATATGGTAATTATGCCGATGTACCTTTCTATTTTCTTCCTTGTTTAACTGCAGGATTAGCGTATTATATAGCTTTAAAAAGAGCACCAGCAATGGTGCCAATGTTAAAACAAATATACGATGAAGAATTTGATCGTGCGGCAGATACTGATAGGGAAAGAGTTTCTTTCAGAATTAAACCGGCGCAAGCATACATACCATAGGGGGAAATATGCCAATATGTAAACATTGTGACCATGAATGTCATTGTAGTAACGGCGGCTCATGCTGCGGTGGAGAATGCACTTGTGGAAACTGTGAATGTAAAAAGGAGGAATAATGGGTAATCAACATTATAGTAAAGTAGCTAATACTAGAGAAGCTTCTACTAAAAAAATAGGACATTATGGTAGAGGTCAAATAGCTGATCCTAAAGTTAATATGAATACTGGAGCTGCAACTACAAAAGGAAATGCACCTACAGGAACTAATAAAGAACTTGGTGGAAAAGAAATTAAATTAGCTGATGGTGGTAATATTACAGGTACTGCACAAGGAATGGGAGCTGCTAAAAAAGGTGGTAAGTATACTTGGGTTGGATCTAACGTAACTGATTGGTAGGATAAATGGCTTACGCTAACGGTAAATATGCTAAATTTATTTCTGATCGTAGTGGATTACAATTTCCCTACACAGAAATGGTAACTGAATGGACAGGCGCAAAAGTTCATACAAGTGAATATGAACCTAAGGCTCCGCAACTTCAACCACAAATTCATACGCCTGATCCAGAGGCGTTACAATGGGCAAGACCTGCACGTATTGCACCTCCAACAACTAATTTGTTACCACTTAACGCGTTTAGACATGAACCAAGTGTATCTTACATAAAAGTTTATGAACCTGGAAATAATAGATCAACAGGAGATACGGTTAGATTTAGAGATGTACAAGATGAACAGTTTGTTGTTGATTTAAATCAAGCTACTGGTTTTACTATAACTGTAATAGATGAAGATTTTTATAGTGTTCCTAGTGGTGGACTAGCTCATTCTGGTCCAACAATTATAGGCGGAGGAGGACAGGCATTTGCAGGGCCAGTTACATTATCATCATGACAACTTACACTGAATTAGTACAACAAATAAGAGATTATACAGAAACAGATGATAACGTTTTAACGTCCACAATAGTAAATGACTTTATAGAACATACAGAAAACAAAATATTAAGAGATTTAGCTTTACCTGTTTTTACATCTCATCAATATGCCAACTTTACAGTTGGAAATGGGTTTTTAAGTTTACCTGGTGCAACAGGAATTACTCCTACTTTATTTTCTACAATTAACAGTGTAATGATTTATCCTGCATCTGGTTCTGGAGATAGAACATTTTTAGAACGAAAAGATGTAAGTTATATGAATGAATATTGGCCTGATAGATCAGCTACAGGAACCCCAAAATATTATTCACAATGGGATGATAATACTGTATACGTAGTACCTACTCCAAGTGCAGCTTTTTATGTAGAAGTTAGTATGACTAAATTACCAGATAGACTTACTTCTGCTAATCCTACAACTTGGATTGGTGATAACATACCCGCATTATTATTATATGGGTGTCTTATCGAAGCCTTTAAATACTTAAAGGGTCCAGCAGAAATGCTGCAAATTTATACTCAATCGTATGAAACCGCTTTACAGGAGGTTGCTGCGCAACAGATGGGTCGTGGAAAACGTGATGAATATTCAGCTGGTGTACTTAGAGTACCTAGACCTTCATTACAACCAGGACTTGGATCACAAAAATTAACTCAAGGAGGACAATAATGGCAATAGGATCTTCAGCTGTATGTAACAGTTTTAAACAAGAAGTTCTTGTCGGAACACATAACTTCACCGCTTCAAGTGGTGATACTTTTAACTTAGCACTGTATACAAATAGTGCATCAATAGATGCATCTACAACTGCTTACTCTACAGGTTTATCTGGACAAGTAGGTACTAGTGGAACTGGATATTCTACTGGAGGAAAACCTCTAGTTAGTGCTACACCAACATTAGATGGATCAGTTGCAATTTGTGATTTTACATCTGCTGTTTCGTGGTCAGCAGCTACGATCACAGCGCGTGGTTGTTTAATTTACAATACAGATAAAAGTGATAAAGCAGTGTGTGTATTAAATTTTGGTGGAGATAAAACAGCAACAGCTGGTACTTTCACTATAGAATTTCCGAACCCGGCAGCAGCAACAGCTATCATACAATTAGCGTAGGTAATCAATGGCATTTATTGTTAATGATCGTGTAAAAGAAGTCACAACTACGACTGGTACAGGTGCGGTAACACTTGGAGGTACGTCAAGTGGTTTTGATACTTTTGCTGCAGGCATCGGTGGGTCTAATGTTACCTACTATACTATTGCACATCAAACAGTAGATGAATGGGAAGTAGGCGTTGGAACATTAAACGCTGGAGCAACTACACTTACAAGAACACAAATTATATCTAGTTCTAATAGTAATGCAGCAGTTAGTTTTGCGGCAGGAACTAAAGATGTATTTTGTACTTTGCCAGCAGGTAAAGTAGCTACACCTGAAGCTGAAGCTTATGGTTCTAGTGCTAATCCAATTTTAATAAATGTTACAGTAGCTACTAAAACAGCTTACCATCCTTACAATGGTACAGGATCAAGTAGTGGTTATTTATTAAATGGTATGGAAGCACCAGCTTTTAAATTTACAGGCGCAGATTCAGGTAAAAAATATTATTATAAATTCGATCAATCAGATTCAAGTAATTCAACACATCCATTAGCATTTTATTTAGAAGCAGATAAAACAACAGCTTATACAACAGGTGTAACTACATCAGGAACACCTGGTAGTGCAAATGCGTATACACAAATAGTAGTAGATTCTAACACACCTAACATTTTATATTACCAATGTTCTTCCCATGGTTACATGGGTAACTTTGTTAAAAATGTAGGAAACGATTTTAACGGAAATGTAAATTTTAGAGGTAATGCATCTTTTGCCGATAGTAAAAAAATAAAACTTGGTGCCTCAGATGATTTAGAGATTTATCATGATGCAAGTAATAGTATTATTGAAGATACAGGAACAGGAGATTTATTATTACGATCAAATTCTTACGTTAGACTTCAATCAAATACGGGTGAAAATATGTTATATGCCCAACCAAATGGTGAAGTTACACTTTATCATGATAACGCAAACAAATTTTCAACAACAGCAACTGGTGTTCAAACTGTAGGAACTCTTAACATTAATGCAGAGTATGCATTTCCTACTACCGATGGAAATGCTAATCAAATTTTAGAAACAGATGGCTCTGGAGCATTGACATTTGTAGATAAACCAACAACAGGAGCGTCCGCAGGATTTGTAATTGCAATGGCTGTGGCCCTCTGATATAAGGATAATATATGGCACAAGATTTTGAAAGAGCTGTTGCAGCGGATGGATCAGGAGACGTAGCTATTGGTACAACCCCACGTACTATAATAACTGCAAATTCAGACGACGCTATAATAGGAATAAGATTAACAAATATAGTAACACAAACAATTCAAGCAGATGTTTATATTACTAGCACAGCTAGTGGTGGATCAGCTGATTCTTACATTGTAAAAAATGTAAGCATTCCTCAAGGTTCTAGTATAGAATTAATTGACGGCGGAGCAAAAATTGTAGTTCAAAGCACTGACGTTTTGAAGGCAAAATCTGATACAGCGAATAGTTTAAATGTTTGGGTATCGTATATAGATAGTATAAGCACGTAGGAGAGTCATGGCGTATATAGGTCCAAGTAGTTCAAGTGAATTTAAATCAATGGCAACTCAGACCATTACTGGTGATGGTTCTGCTCAAAGCTTTTCTTTAAACCAAGCGGTTTCTGATTCTTCTTCTGTAAGATTCGTAGTTAATAACGTTGTTCAAAAACCAGATGTAGATTACACTGCAAGTGGTACAACATTATCTACCGGATCTAGTACATTAGCAGGATCTGATGCAGCATATGTGGTATTTATTGGAGCAGCTGTAGGTTATCAAACACCAGCTACTGGTAGCGTTGACCATACTGCAATTAACCCAAGCTTTAACGGTATGTATTTAAATTTAGCGACAATTACTTCAGACGTAACAATAACAGCACCACAAAATGCTTTTGTGGCTGGACCAGTTAATTACACTGGAACAGTAACAGTAGCAGGAACATTAACGGTTATATAATGGGAACTTTATTCGTAGACAAACTAGATCCACAATCAGGAACAGCATTAGAGATTGGTAGTAACGGAGATACAATTACCATTCCTTCTGGTTGTACAATTACAAATAGTGGGACCTCTACGGGTTTTGGTCAAGACAACGATTTAGTTAAAATAGGAGAAGCATCAACTACTTCTGCTGTATCATCTTTAACAGTAGATAACTGTTTTACTACAACTTATGATATGTATAGAGTTATAGGATTTTTAACTCCTTCTTCTTCAGGTGCTCATTGTTATGTACAATGGCGAACAGGTGGGGCAAGTGGAAGTACCTATTCAACTTCAGATTATTCTTGGATTACAGAAGGTCAATATATTCAAAGTTCTGGACCAAGTTCAGCACAATATTTAAACTGGAATTATTCAGCTGGTCATGCAAGAGTAGCTAGTGATTGTGGTGATGGAACAGATAAAGCAGTTCTTTTTAATATTTTAATTGGAGACCCTCTAACACAAGAATTAGCACATCCTTTTACTACAGGAACATCAGCATGGAAAGTTGCCACTAATAATAGATGGGTATCAACTCATATGGGTTGGAATAATACTGCGGCGATAGATGCAACAGGTCTTATATTTTCATATTCTACTGGTAATATTGCAAAAGGTAAATTTATTGTTTATGGATACAAACAAACATAGAAAATAGTATGGTAAGATATAATCAAATAACAGTTGTAGGTGGAGAGTCTAACAAAAAAATAGCTTTTACATCTGAAGAAGAAACAACAAGAGACGCAGAAGAAAAAGCGTGGACAGATGATTCTGCTAATAGAAAACTTGAAATGATTAAAAAAGAAAGAAATCAAAAACTTGCTGAAACAGATTACTTAGCTAATTCTGATG